CCTCGTGGGTTGACTGTAGTGTCACCCTTAAAGAATTCTTTAGTCCAGAACAGGCTTAATGCCTTGGCCTTTAGTCCGTCATAAATTGCCCGAAGATCGTTTACATTTCCCTGTGTTTTAATTAGAGCACGGTCAACATCGCTAAACCCACCTGAGATCATGAGTGTCTCGATCTGGGGATTGAGTATGCCAGTGCTTTCATTATAGCTCTCGTTCACGCCTCGAAAACCGACACCTGGCAAAATTTCTTCCCTGTTGTATCTGTAAGTATCACTTGAAACTGACATAAAGGGTAGTCGTTGAAGCACCTCAGAAGTTCGCGGGTACTCTTCGATAATGCCTTTTTGAAGCGGATCAACGCAAAGTTTAGCTTGATCTAACAATGTTAAAGCCATTGATTTTCCTCCTGTTTCCACGTCAGAAACAAGGGCTCTTCAATGGCCTCTAACTATGTTGAGACAATGGATTTATTTTTTAGTTTTTGTAACCAAGTTTCCTTAAATCGTGTGTACTAAGACCTTCAAGATTTCTGGGGGCCGTATTCCCGGATCTCTTTGTGTCTAGCCCATCAGGAGATGTCTTCCCAAAGATTCCCTTTTTCTGCGCGTTCCTGATCCACATTATTTTAACTGCTGGTGATAGGTCAGGGACGAGGTCTTTAAACTCTTCCGGGATGTCCTCGATGAGTTCATCAACAATGGATTGCAGGGCTTCAAGAGCCTCTTTTTTCTGCTGGTTGACCTGATCGAATCGTTCCTTGGGAATCATCTTGCTGCCTTTTTCGGTGGCATTGTCCGTGCCCTGGGCCTGGGCTTTTTCCTTTGTTTCATCGCTTTTTCCGTCTGCGTTGACGATTGCTTCTTTTTCCATTAGGGTACCGTCCTTCCTGGATTTGGGGTTATGGGATATCCCTCATTGAGGGTTCTCATCTCGGATTCTACAGTCAGCAAATATGCGAGGGCATCTTGTCTACTCGTTATGTCAGGATTGCGAGCCATGACGATGTCCACAGGCGATATGACGCCCATGCCCATCAATGCAGTCCATGCGTTCGCTTGGACCAGAGGATCAACTTCTGGTTTAGGATCTTCAAATGATACTTTTAATTCTGCATTCTTGGAAAACTGTTTACCAGGATTGTGATGGTTCCATAGAACCTTGAACATATTGAATAAGTTATGCTCGTAATCCATGAAAAGCTCGACCTCGTCCTGCCGGGCTTCATCTAGCTCCTGGCTAGAAATTATCTTGCTAATTCCGGAAGATCGTTCCGGTTCGTCAATTAGAATATGCGCGGACAGGCCATACGAGACAGCTGTCTGACCTATGAGAAATTTTATTGCTTCGATGATCGCGCTGATTGGGGCGTTAGTTGAGGCAAAGCCCATGCTACATCCCTGTGGCAGTTGGGTTACTGCACCTGGTCCCAAATAAAAGTCGGTGCTTTGTGGTACACCGATTGTATAAGGCTGACCGTATCCTTGAAGGCGTAAAACATAGCATAAATCGGTCAACCTCTCGTTAACGGCATCCTGGGCTGTGATCAGATCGTCACCGCCATCGATCCAAAAATCTCGAACTGGAACACCATCCCAGATCGGGACGAATGGCAAAACGCCGTAAGGATTTGGCTGGCTTGCAATCACTTTATTTCTGTAGTCAAGCGTCTGGAACTCTTGGGCAGTCCAAAGGCTATATGTTAGGTCTTCGAGCTTTCCTGAGTCAGGATAGATCGTTATTTTGACCGATAGTAACTGCTCCGGAACATCACCATAAGTGACATCGGTTTTGTCACCCGTTATCAGGTCCAAGTCCATGTGACCATCACGCCATATTGGCCTGAGCAGAAGGGTTTTAAGGAGCTTGCAATATCGACTTGCCAGCTTGAGTTTTCTTCCAAGAGACGATGTGAGGGCAATTGCTTGGAAAAGTTCGGTGTCGGTTGTTGAGCCTTTGACGATCTGCCTCGTGACCGGATAAATGTAAACCCTGGCAATGTTGTTTATGACTTTTCGGGTCACATTGATAAACATCGGCGTGATCTTGCTTGCATCTGCGAAATGTCGGGTAAGCTGCATCCGCAGGAAATCTAACTGTAAGTCGTGGTAATACTCAATCCTGCGGAGGTGTTCCTGCTTCCGCATCAAGACGGGGTCAGTCGCACTGAATCCCCATGTTCGAAATGCTACATCGTCAACAACGCTGTTCCAAAACATTCACTAACCTCCTAAAAGCAAAAGAGCCCCAATGGTTTGGCCGTCGGCTGGCCTCCATGGGGCTCTATGCATGAAAAGGGGGCTTTTCGTGATATATGTTATTATAGTTTTTTTCTATAACAAGACGAAAACTTATTTTATTCTTTTGATGATCTCTCTGGCCTTTTTGTATCCTATCGTCTCTTCTTTCAGTAGGGCTTCCACAATGGCTGTAATAGCTTTACAGTTCTGTTCAATGAGATTTTTGCACTCGGGCTCAAGTTCTTTTAGTTTTTTGTCAATTACATCTGGTTCTGTAATCCCAAAATACTTTTCAGCCTTGTTCATGATTAACCGCAAGTCACTTTTTGTATACCCGGGACACACCTCATAGCCTTTGGACTTGAGATAAATTTTTTCGGCAATTGTCCCGGCCATATCAAGAAGAAATTCCCTTTCCAGTACCTTTTTCCTTTTCTCAAAGGATATTGGATTAACGCAGACGAAAGATTTAACATCTGGACGTTCAGACATGGTTCCATTGATAGTCACATAAGCAAATCTCACTTTTTTGAGGTAATGCATCACCACATGACCGGCCTCATGGTGGGCGTAAAAAGCCCGCTCAAGCTCGGGTGGAATCCTCGTCCATTTGCCATTTTGCTTGATCATTATTCTTCCCTCACGTTAACTGCCTGATCTCCCTTCGGGCCTTCCTCGATGTCGAATCTTACGGAATCGCCTTCAACCAGCATCTTGAACCCATCTCCTAAGATGTTTTTCCAATGCACAAAGACATCACTTCCACCGTCTACTGTGATAAACCCATACCCTTTTTCTCTGTTGAACCATTTTACTGTTCCTGTTGCCATTACTTGTTACCTTCCTTATTTTTTTATTACCCCGAGTGATGCCAATGAAGCGCCATGGGCTCCAAGCCTGTTTATCCGGTCACACTTCCCACATTTATGAAGCAGGAAAGATCCTGGTGGGAATAAACCTCTCCCAAAATATCTCCGGCAGGCTGCACATCTAAATTCTATCTGACCATCTCCTATTAATGGGAGCCATAAATCTTCTGTCTTCTCGTACATTACAGCACCTGATATTGTTTGATGGTGTCTTTGGTCTGGACGTATGCCTTGAAAAACTCAACCAAGTTAAGCTCGCTGTCCAACTGATTGAATGCCAGGAAGTCTTGGTGCATGTCCTGGACTGAATGGAATGCAGCACAGCCTTCAGAGCAGTGCATGACTTTTGAACCACCAAATAAGAAACATAGAGCCCGTTTGAGCGAGGATTGATTCTGACAATCGAGTAGATCAAGCTGATACATGCTAAGAATCTCATTCCTGAGAGAGAAGATCGCCCATGCAGTGGCGTACACGGCATCGTCATGGAACTGGCTTGATGAATGCCCAAAGCTGTATTGTCCATGTTTCTTTGCGGTATAAATGAATGAGCGCATTTCATCGGCAAGCTGGGTGCAGTTTGCCGGGATATGGAGCCTACCGTCCTTCACTATGCGGTAGAACTCAGGGAATATCGTGTTCTGTGCGACGTCTGTTGCATGGATTGACTCATGGGAAATTTGCATTTCTGCCAGATATGGGAGAAGGTCTACTGTCTCGAATGATTCTAAGACAACATTGGTGAGGGTGTATCTCTTGTGATTCTCTATGATCCTGGCCTTTATTGCCTTGCTGAGGTTCAAGGTAAAATCGTGCATGTCGAGGATGAAATATTCGGGCTCACCTGATGTCTGGGCGACCTTGGCAACGGTCGTCAGGACGCTGTGATCTCCTCCCATTATCGGAGACAACAGCTTTGCTCGGTCTAAACCAGCACCGACCTTGTAGGGTCTGCCATGGGCGAGGTCTTTGATGTCAAGAACGGGGATTTTATAGCTGTCCATAGCTGCCCTGATAAGGATTTCGGGGAAGAGAGCATTGGCTACTGATGAGCGTTTGCCGAGGATGTCGCGCTGGTAGTCTGCTTCCAAGGCTGTTCTTTGTATGCGCTTGGCTCTGGATCGGTCAATCCATGCAGGGGCTTTCTCTGTAAACTCTTCAAAATCCTTGTATTCCAGGTGTCTGCAAAATATTGAAGGGTCGGACATGGCTTCTTCTTCCAAGCCATGAACGGGACCGCCTATGGAATCTGCATTGCTGTCTATGAGGATCAGGGAATCTTCCGAGTCTAAGAGTGAGGCCTGGACTGCGTTGAATATCGAGATGTCAGGGGCTGCATGGAGGTCCGATACCCATAGCAGATTTATACGCTCTCCGAATGCGGATGCACTTGAAACGCCTTGCTTGATTATTTGGTTTCCCCAGGTTTCCTGGCGTATACAGTCATGAAGGATGTCCCTGTCGGGGTCTATCCGAATTCTTAAGCCTCCGGTATGCTGGATGATGGACTTGAGCTTCCTGAGCATTGTCCTATCGGTGTGCGTATCGTTATTACCTAGCAAAGAAATGGTGTAGTTCTTCCTGGAACAGAAAAAGAAGAGTGCTATGATTGCAAAGACTGTACTCTTGCCGTGTCTACGAGGCTGAATGGACAGGATCATGGAGTGCTTAAGCTTTCCATTTTCTTGTGTGAAGACGGCCTTGATGATTGTCTTCTGCTCAGGTGTGGGTCGGAAGACCTCATACCTACCTGATCGTGTAAGGATCATGGGCTTGACATCTTCCAACCAGGCATAGAAGGCTTCTTCCGTGTTCTCCTGCCAGCGCTCGGCTATCCTCGGAGGCCTTGGAGATCCTTTAGGGAACCCTCTCTGTTTGGTAGTGGGTATGTTGGTTTTATGTTCCTGATCGATGTCAGTTTCAGGGTCA